AATGACCTTTGATCATCTTGCCTTTTAAACCCACCTGCTCGACGTTGCTCAAAAAAGTCTCTCATAAGAAGTTGTAATGGTGCGTCTTTAAGTTCCCCTCGATACTCTCCTGGAACATCTCTACTATAGGTATTATGCCCTAGTCTTGGTCCATATAAATAGTCTCCTGTAGGATTAACTCTTCCTACACTAGAAGTCTGCAACTTAGGCGACATTAATAGTTCGTCTTCTGTAATGCCTATCCTAGAGAGACCAAGTTGAGGAAATCCTTCATCTTGATATTTTTTAGCGTCTAATTCTTGCCAAAGAAGTCTTCGTTTTGTTCCACCTATTCCCCCATCTTCTATTGGTAGACGTAAATAATCTTTTGCATCTGGATCTAAAATTCCTACCCAATTAGGGTCTACATTTTCTTTAACCCATTTATCATATTTTTTTGCAGCTTTAGGACTTATATTTGACTCTTTAATCATCTCCATGACAGTATCGCTCATCATGGTGCTAAAATCACCAGACTGACCTGCCATAGAAGCATACAAGATATTGGGATTACCACCCTTGTCAGCAATACGCTCTGCCAGACTTACTATTTTACCTGCAACTTTTTCATCAGAAGCCCACAATCCAGTGTAAGGGTTACGCATAAAACCTCTGCCACCGTCTAAATCTACAGGGTTCTGGAAAGTAATATCTCCCACCCCAAGTAAGGTTTCGTCCGTAGCAGTACGGTCTCCCTGAGCCATTTGGAAGACTGCACCTTCGCTCTGTAATTCGTCAATAGTAACGTCTTTTTTAGGTATTAGATTACCCTTAGGTACAGAGTTTTTAGGTACTTCATCTGCATAAGTAGGTAGTCTGGTTTCACTTAGACCTGCAGGATCTAATACTTCTTTATTTACTTTACTAGGATCTTTTCTAACTACGTTGCCAAGATTAGATCCCAATACATTAGGATCATATGTGGGCATTGCATCTACAACTTTGTTAGCTCTGTCGGCAAGCATTTTTGCGCCAGACATTATAGCTTTCTGTGCTGCATCTCCTGCACCTGGAACTAGACCTATAATTGTACCTACAGCCCCAAGTCCACCCATAGCCCCTATGAGATACCAGTTAGGATTTTCCTTCTCTATCTCTTCGCCAATCATGGCTACTGTCTCGTAGCCGCCCTTTATGTCGCCAACGATGGGAGTAAAATCTGCAACTACATTCCCTACGTCCTTCCACGTAATTTCAGAGGGAGTATATTCTTGGCTATACTTGTCAGACTCGCCCTGCCAATCTTCCGCTGTACCGCCTAAAAAAGTGGGATTATCATCTTGATCTAATAGGTCTTGTAAAACACCCATAAAATATTCCTAATTATAATATATTTTTTCGTAGATATTATTCTGCACCCATTATGGCTTCATCTCTGAGCGTAGATATTCTACGGAGTTCTGCTATCGAACCTTGAGTTTCTAAGATGCGGTTTTGATCCTTACAGGTCTCTAAAAAATTACGTAGAAACTCTATCCGTTGATCAGCATAATGTTTTAAGGTTTCGTATTGTAGTTTGTCGTTTACTAAGGGTAATAACGACTGATAAAATGTTTTATCCATTACTATCTCTTCATGCACTTCTTTGCTTTTTTACAGGGAGCTTTTGAGTTGCAGGTTTTGCAGTATTTCATTGTATTATTCCTTGCTGTTGTTGTGGTGGATTACCGCCATTATCACCGCCACCTTGACCAGTGAATCCTGCAGCGTCTGGCTCAGGGGCTTGTCCTTGAACTATTGTTCCACCACCATTTCCTGTAGGATCAGATACTGGGGGTACTGCAGAGGCTGCAGCGTCTGGTGGTGGGGCAGGTTGTTGAGGCATCATCGCCTGTATCTCTGCCATCATTTTCTGTTGGATAGCTGCCTCTCTAGGATCGTTTAAGATTTTCTCTTCATCGAGATCCATTGATGCTGCTAGTTCTCTGAGTATGTAGTCATACTTGATAAACGGAGCCATCTGCTCATTGCCTGTCATCTGCATAAACTGTAGTAGACGTTGGCTACGTACCTCGTTCCGCATCAAGCTTTCAGTACCTCTGGCTTTTACGTCCAAGTCTCCAAGCATTTCAGGATCAAAGTTAAACTGCATGTTAAAGGAAAATAGGCTTTTACCTAGTGGTCCTAGTAGGTAGTCATCGACATTTCTAACTACTGCTTTAATATTTTGTGCAGCCGCCCCCATCAGCATAGACATACCTGACGCAGTTCGTCCTACACCGCCAACGGCTCCAGAACCATGTGAGTAGCTAGGTATACCAGTAGCTTCATCTGCTAGTTGCCTAGCCTTGTCGAATAGGTACAAATTCTCTTGTGCGGTATTCTTCGGAGAGGTTGAATAGATGGCTTGTCCAGGTGCGCCTGACTGTCTCCTAAAGACCTTTCCTGGATATATGCTCATGTCCTGTCCTGGTACTAGGTTGGTCTCATCCACTTCAAAAATTAAATTACCAGACAGGGCTGCGTTATCTACAGCCATTCGCATAAAACCATTCATCAGCAATTGCGTATCTTGCATATTTTCCGCAACACCAATGCCCCAGAATGAGTAGGGGTTGATTTCATATGGAACAGATAAATAGGGAATACGGCTTGGTGTAAACGGATTCAGGACTAGTCGTAGGATCTGACCGTTACATATCCATATATTGACCTGTATTTCATCTTGTTTGGCTAATTTTCTAGGGATGTCTATGTCAGCTTCTTCTGCTAACTCAGTATCTAATATTCCCCAATATTCTAAGACTTCGTATCGATCCATCTCATGGCTGACACCGCCATCTTCCATGTGATCTTCCCAGTAGCTACGCTCGTAGTTTGGTCCGTATTCGAGAGCTAGTTCTATAGACTCATTACGGAAGTGAGGGCGTTTCTTTAGAGATCGAAGCTGAGTGCGGTTCATCCTATGCCGTTGGACGGTAAATTCGGCTTCAGACATATTGCGTGCGTCAGGATCTGGATAGAAATCCCAAATGGATACATATTCCATCTTAGGGATGGTTTCCATTATGGGGTCGTAGTCTCCATTCTCAGTCCAACGTGGATATTCCTTAGATTGGGCAAATGGACCCTTCATCACACCAGTTCCAAACAGAACAAGCTCGTTTGCCAGTGATCTTAGGTGTTTTGGGGCATCACTTTCGTCTAGCTGATCGTGCATCAGCTTTTCCATCTTCATGGCAGCTACTTTTGCAGGTTCATAAGTAATAGATCCTGGTAATTTACCTGCACCTAGCTCTAGGTCACTCTCGATTGCCCCTAAATCTTCCTTGTAGATACCTAAGTCTTTTGCGAGGTCTGGTCTGACTACATTATTAGGTATTTTATAGTCTACACCTGCTTCTTCTTTGACTTTTTCTTCAGTAAGGGCGTTGGGGTTGTATGATACGGTGTCGGCTACGTTATTTGGGTACTTCCTAGCCTCAATTCCAATTGGAAACTTGCTACCTGCAAATAATACGTCCACTACTTGAGCATATGCCGCTAAAACTTTGGTTTTAGTGATTTTTATAAAGGCTTTAGACTTCTCCGTTTCGGTAAATTGTACCTCACTGGAGTAAAGTCCTCGATAATTACGATATGCGTCTAACCATCTCTCTTCATCTGTATGTCTTGCTTCTTTTGCGCGGTTATATTGCGACTTTATAAACGCAACTGCACCAGAATACTCTGTATTTTCTGTTTCAACGTCACCAGTTTCGTCCAGTGGTATGATTAAGCTAGAATCTGAGTCTTCATCTGGTAGAGGTTTGTCCATTAATGCCATATTAGTATCCAAAAATTGCGTCTGCAGGTCGCCAGACTTGTTGAGGTACGCCCTGCCCAAAATCAAATGGGCTAAAAGACCTTGGTCTACTCATAACTGCGTACCTAATTGAGTCATAAGTGTGTCTCTGTTGCGAGGTTCGGGGGTCTATATCGTCACCGCCTTTAGGATCTGAGGGAATAACTGGTAAATCTGCTATTACCTGTCTGCAGGTGTTGAAAAACTGTAGCCCTGATCTCTCTAACTCTTCGTCTACCTTGAGGACTTCATGCAGTCTGTTCTTACCTGCTACCCTTGCACCATTAGTTCGATCACTTGGTCGCCATCTGCAACCCTCTGCTATCATCTCTTCGGCAATCGATGGACCTAACTGACCGCGCTTATGCCAACATGAGCTATCGAGGACTCCGTATTGCATCTTTTCGCTACCTTCGGCTTCTATTATTGCCCTAGCTAAATCTCTGCCTGTATGTTTGCTTAGGTATAACTCGCGGTAGCAGATTAGAGTCTCATAACTTGGATCGATAGCAAACCAATGCACTGCACTATAACTAGCATAGCCGTAGTCGCATGACCTAAATCTGACCCAGTCAGTCGGAAGATCATAAGGTTCAATGACATGATATTTCTGTCTAAATTCAGGAAATGCCGCACCGTCTGCAACTGACCAATCTCCTTCTAGTAACTGTCTACGTTGCATCTCTGGTAGAGAGAGCAAGTTAGCCTCGTACTGCCCACCTTCCATTAGGTAGGGGTTGTCAGATAACTTTGCAGGTATGAACCGTCTGTAGAATAATGGCTCACCTGCCTTTTCGTGATGGTCTGGGTAGACTAAGTCTTCCCCTGTCTCGATGTCTTTGGCTACAAACTTGGTGTTTGCAGGGGCAGGGTCTATAAACGTCCTCTTAACCCAACCGTGTCCTATTCCTCCAGGATTGGTGGTTGCTCTCATGTAGATGGGCAGGGTAGGGTCTGTGGTACGTAGTCGAGAGCGCATGTAGTTCCAAGCGAAGTCTGTTGGATATTGCGTTAACTCGTCGAAGGCTATGTAACTAAACGCCTGACCTTGATATCGAAGAACGTCTTGGTCTCTCTCTAGATAAGTGAGCCATAATTTAGCACCACTTGGGAAAGTCCACTGTGACTTCTTCTCTGCCCATCTAGCTCCCTTGAATGCCTTGGGATAAAGTTCCTGTGTCTTCCAGACAATTTCCCTAAGCTCATCATTTGTTCTACGTAGTATTAACCCATTAAAATTAGGGTTTGCGAAGTATCTCATGGGGTCAGAAATCAGGCTGAAAGTTTTCCCGCCACCTGCTGCGCCTCCAAATAATACCTCTCGTTCACTCGCGGCTAGGAAGTCTGTCTGTGGTCCTTCATTAGGGGCGAAGACTACTTCCTGATTCTGCTTTTGCTGATCAATACTGTCGAAGTCTAGCGTACTTGAGGGGCTATCTTCCTTAGTAGTGAGTTGCTCTAATCCCTTCTTAGCAATTGTCAGTCTGCGTTTAGCGTCTGTCTGCTTGCGCTTTGCTATTGCTAGTTTCTTTTCAGCCGTTGTCTTGGGCTTATTCTTCTTGGCTTCTTTATCTAGCTGCTTCAGTCTCTTAGATGGGTTCTCAGTACCTTTACCCCTGAAACGCTTCCAGATCAGAATTAGCCCTTGGTGAGTTATCGAGTCACCTGTCTTACTAATCAGCCACGCAGCAACTTTTCGAGAGGAGTTCCCTTCCTCTAGATAATCCATAGCCTGATTTACGAAGTCTGCCTTTTCCTGATCAGGTACTAAGACTAGTGGATCACTAGCTGACGCTACGTAAGCATATGGTATTTTCGCATTCTTGTTGGGTCGAGTGCGACTAGGCCATTCATTCAATCGTCATTTTTCGGTGGCAATATAAACATCGCACCGCCTGTGTTGTTTACTTCTACTTGCTCTTTCTTAATCAACCCTGTTCGATCTAGTATCTGGGCTGCAGCGGCTATTGAATTTCTAGCCCCCATAGCTTCTGGGTTGTCTAACACCTCTGATAATCCGTATGCAGCCTTTGGAGCATTCATAGCTAACATCAGAGATGCTTTCTCGTTGATCTCTTTCTGTAGTGGCCCTACGACTGCAGATATACTAGTTGTGTCTGCGTATCCTGCTTCCTTCATGGCGAGGCGAATATTACCTCTACATTCAGGTGTCATCAGTAGCTCTAGAAATAGAGACTGCATGTCAGTGAGTTGTTTCTTCTCTTCCATTATTTTACCTTAAAAATACGAAGCATAGACCCACTATGCCTGTACAAAACATCCAGAATATACGTTCAGCGAAGGCAATCTTCTGACCTCGAACGAGAGCTTGCTTCTCCATCTCGCCTAGCCTGTCATCAGATTTTTTCTGATAATCTACAATGTTGTCCATACGCTTGAACGCAGTGACCATACGCTCTTCCATGCGAAC